AGCTAGTCAAGTACCGATAATAAATATTATGTCAACTAGCTAAAACCCTGTAGACCGCGTATTTACTGGGTTTCTCTATTTGCCGGTACTATTACGGGTACTAAAAACGCCAATTGTCCTGCACTGGTGGACATTTCATCGTACCTACCCACATTCGCAGGCGCAGGGTTGTGACACTATGTTGTATGTGTGCCTAGTTATTGTGGGTGCGCGTGACCTGTATGGATGCTAGACCCCCCGGTAAGGACAATCGACCCCAGGGGTGCCTTGTGGGTGGTATATACTCCCATCACATACATCATCAACTTTTAAAAATCACTCAAATATCATCAATCATTAACTGAGAACAGGAGAACTGAAATGTCAGAGAAAATATTAAGCACACTATTTCCAGAACTTCAAAAGCAGGTAGATGATAGTAGGGAAGTGCTGCTATTCATCATTAAAGAAAAGTCATTCGATGAACTAAGTGAAGGTGCTAAGGTTATATATGAAACTATTGGTCCTGATTATGTCATATCGTTATTTACTTACGGTGCTGTCATGGCATATGGTCAAGATGTAGTCAATGATATTGTTAGTGAAGGCAACAAGGAAACCGTTGCTAAGATGCTTAAACTACAACTTGAAGAATATAAAGGTTACAGTTTTAGGAAGATTAACTAACCGAGAACGGAGGTGCTATCATGTGCAACGATAACATTAATGACCAAGTAACAGTATCTCCATCATTCGACAACTATTGGAGAAAGCAACTAGCACTATCAGATTCAATTGATGTATCCATTAATAAAGATTGTTCTACTAATAAATATAACATTAGTATCACGGTATCTATCGGCAGGGAAGATATGGTTAATGATAATCTGTCTAATATTTTAGGCATTATTAAAAACAGCATTGAGCTAAAGATAGCGGAATTATAACCCCCCATCCCCATACACAAACAGAAAACCTAAAATATCGGCACCCAAAATTTTAAAAAATTCTCTCTATAATGCCGAGAGTTTATGGAATTAAGTGGGATAAATTAAACCGAGGACGGTGTAGATAATGACATTTAATGAGTCAAACTTTTATGTTAAATGTATTAATGGATGGTTTATTGTTGACAGAAAGCATGAAAAGGAAACAACTATTGCGGCAGAGATAATTGCAAGCAAAAACACACATTCATCATTTGCGGGTAGCGTTGGTTTGTCAGACATGATTGCATGGGCAGATAAAAAGAAGATACCTTATTCTATTAATAAGCATCGTGTTCTTGATGTCGGCGCAGATAAGTCTTTCAGCACAGAACTACAAGGAGATTTTATTGGCGGCAAAATCCCAAGCAAACTGAAAATCCTCGGTCATTCATTTAATATTATCTTAATTGACGATAACGAATCATCTAATTTCGGCAGTATGAACTCAAACACCAATACTATCCGCTTAAATAAAAACAAAACTCAAAGTCAGATTGAGTCAACTTTACTGCATGAGATTATTGAGGCACTTGACCATAATCTTGAATTAAAGTTGGAGCATCGGCAAATAACGGCACTTGAAGCAGGTTTATATCAGGTGCTAAAGGATAATAAACTATCATTCTAGGGAGGAATAATAATGGCAAAAGAATACTCACACATCGGAAAACCATCCGGTGAAGAAGGTTTATTTGTAGGTGCGCCCGGTTCTGAGGTGCAGGTAGCATCGTCTACAGGTGGTCTATATCAATCTGGTGTAGCAGTAGCGGCATCGGCAGCGGAGTTAGATATTCTAAATGGAGCAACGCTATCTACAGAAGAGTTAAATCAGATAGACAATGCTGACCGCATCGAGAAGGTTGCTAAAATAGCACTCGCCGCAGTCGATACGGCAGGTGGTGTATTTTCCTGGCAGAATGATGAAGGTGCTTCTATTATCGTTACTGGGTTATTTCTTGATGTAACTACCAAAACTACCGAGGCATGTACCCTAGATTGCGGCACTACTGCTGCTTCTGCAACCACAAAGATTGATAACTTAATTGACGGATTAGATGTTAACTCTGCTGCCGGGGTATTTGATAATATTACCGACAAGGGTACAAACGGCGTATCTCGTCAGAAGTTGGCATCCGCTAAGTGGGTAACGGGTTCGGTTGCCTCTGGTGCTTCTGCCGGGATTGTTGGGTTTGCTTATATTAGATATATTGTTATTTAATCGGTTATTAGTCAGGTGAGGACATGGCAAAAGAGTTAACAAAAGCAGAAAAGAAAGAACTGCAAAAGATCCTTAGTGAAATTGAACGGATGAAGAAGGAAGAACATATTCGCTTTATTCGTCCGTATGATAAGCAGGAAAAGTTTCTTCTATCCAATAAAAGGAATAGCTGGATACTTGGAGGGAATCGCACAGGAAAAACTGAAAGTGGTGCAATTAGGGCGGTATTCCTTGCATTAGGCGAGAGAATACGCCCATACCTTAAAGATTGGCCAGAGGATTTAAGGGAGAAATACGAACCTCTGATAACTCGTTTCGGTGGTAAACCTACAAGGGGTTGGATATGTTCAGTATCTTTTGAGGTGCAGCGTGACGTTACTCAAAAGAAAATATTGGGTGATCCTGAGACTGGAATACCGGGACTTCTGCCGCTAAGAGAAATTAAAAAAATAACTTACCGTAGTACAGGTATCATCGACACTATACGCCTTGTTGGTGGTGGGATTATAGGTTTCAAGTCCTATGACCAAGGACGGGAAAAGTTTCAAGGTTCATCGCAACACTGGTGCATTGCTGAAGATCAGCGAGTATTAATGTCTGACGGTACCTATAAACCAATACAGAATGTCATGCCTGGGGATAGCGTTATAACTAAAAATGGTTGCGGAAAGACAGTTACCAGAAAAGTTATTGCCAAACACGATATGGGAGAAAAACCAGTTTTTGATGTTGTTACTGGCAAATCTCCGTGGATACAACTAACAGAAGATCACGAAGTTTATGTTTCACAAAAATTAAAGAAGAAAGTCAATGAAGCGGATAAAGTATATTTGTCTGACTTAGACTATCAACCTGATGTAGTTGAAAATATGCCTGATAGTTTTTATCCGTGGTTAGGACTTGTTCTTAGTGAAGGAACTACGTCAGAAAAGAAAATAACTATTGGCAGTGAAGAAATTGTTGCCGCTGCCAAAGAATATTTGCCTGCCGGTGCATATATAAGAAAGCAGGAGTTTAAGAGTTGTAATCATGTTCCAGACTGGCATATTAATAATTGGCCTGAGTTTTGGGATGCGGTACCTCCTGGACTTGCGCATGAAAAGTTTGTACCTGATTGGGTTTTCCGTTCAGACAACGAGCATATTGCTCTTTTTTTACGCTTTTTATTTGCTGGAGACGGTTGGGCATCAGGACATACAATAGGGTACGCCTCGACTTCGCGTAGATTAGCAGAAGATGTTTGCTTGTTGTTGCGCAGAATAGGTATACGTTCAAGTTTTACTAAAAAGAAAAGTCAAAAACCTGGAGCATGGCGCAACCAATGGTGGGTTTATATTAGTTCTGCTGACCATGTTATTAAATTTGCAGAACGTGTAGGTATAGAAGGTAAGCAAAAGGCAATTGATATTGTTGTCGATGAAGCAAATAGACGCATAGAAAGTAAGTCATCTAAAGACGGTTGCGGAAGTAGAATTGCAAAATGCTTAGATTCAGAAAAAAGTATGTACTGGAAAAAGCAAAACAACAGAGTAAAAGAAAAATATGGTAGGATAAAAGGACTAATACCATTAGGCAACAAAAAAACATATGACTTATCAATCGAAAAAGATCATAGGTTTTTTGTTGGAGCATGTATGGTTTCAAATTGTTGGTTGGACGAAGAATCTCCCAAAGATATATATACAGAAGTACAAATGCGCTTAATGGATACTGAGGGTGACTTGTTCGGTACAATGACCCCACTTCAAGGTATGACATGGGTTTATTCTGATATTTATGAGAACGACTCAAAACCGATTGAGAAACGTGACGATGAAATATTTCTAATAATGGTAGAATGGAATGACAACCCCTATCTATCTACAAAGGAAAAGAAACGTCTTGAAGCGTCTATGGATGAAGCGGAGTTAGAAGCGCGGAAATATGGGCGTTTTATTATGCCCGGTAAATGTGTTTTTAATGTAAAAAGAATACATGAGATGCAAACTAAATGTTACGACGGTGAACGTGGTAATCTTGTTTGGACTAACCAATTCAAAAATCAAGTCTATTGGGAACCTGATGTAAAGGGTGATTATGAAATATGGTTTCATCCCGAAGCAGGGATTGAATACCTTATATCTGCTGACGTTGCGGAAGGGTTGGAGCATGGTGACTATGACGCTGTAGGAGTTCTTAATAGGCATAGATTAAGACTTGATGCTGTGTATCATGGCAAGGTAGAACCGGATATACTGTCTGACTATATACATAAAATTGCAGTTTATTACGGTAAACCGCTTGTGGCGATAGAGTTAAATAATCATGGCGGTACAACTATTAGTCATTTCAAAAAGGTTTACTATGATATTTATAGGTCAAAGGTTTATGATAAAAGGTCAGATACGACTACTCAAAAATTGGGTTGGCATACAAATACAAAAACTAGACCACTTATTATTGATGCTATTAAAAAGACTGTACGCGAAGGTGTTTTCGAGTGCTACTTTAAGAGATTTGTCCATGAAGCAAATAACTTTATAAGGCACCCAAATACCAAAGAGGCGGCAAGAGGTGGTCAGCACGACGATGTTATCTTAATGTCTGCTATACTTGCATTTTTACATATGACGATGCCACTTAAAGACACTGGCAGTATACCATTTCTACCGGGGCAGGACAAGGGCATAAGGATTAATCCCATGTCTATGGAGCAATGGGCAGACGATGATGACGACGAGGAAGAAGAAGGATTGCCTGGATTTTACGGAATGTGAGAAGGGAGAACCTAAATAATGGATAAAAAACCAATTGTTCTGGAATATCAAGTGATACTTAACGATCAGATAGGGGAATTGCATAAGACTATTATACTTGCATCAACTGTCTACAGCGAGAAAGAGAACACCTGCGTTGACTGTGCAGACATTGATGCCGAAACAATCAAAACTCTAGTAGATACACAACTTAAACTTATGCGAGCAGTCCTGTCCCTAGATGGCGTTGACATTCCCCTTGAATACCCGGAAGGCATGTACGAGGACGATGTTAGACAGGTAGAAACTGCCGAGGAACGCAAAGAACGTGAGGAAGAAAAGGGGTTTTATGCGTGAAATGCAATACATGCGGCATGGAGGATAGTGAGTTTGCCGGTAAGGGTGAGTTTCTAAATCACTGTAGGCAATGCAAGAAGCAGGCAACGGAGTCTGATACCGATAACATAAGTGAAATTATTAAGGCGGCATTGGATGGTATTTCAGAGGATCCTGATACTATTGACGATGCCGAGGAACAAGAAGAAATACAGGAAATTTCATTACCACTAGCTATCTGCCCTAATGAAATCGGATACTTAGCGGATAATCAGTTGATTAAGATCGTTGTTATCGGCAGGAAACATGGCGACAGGTTTGTGGTTGAGGGGACTAAATATAGATAACGGAGGACCGTATGAATAAAGACACTATCAGGCATGTATTTAAAAGATTTGACTTATGTTTAAGTCTAAATAATATGCAGTGTGTGGCGGCATGTTTAAAGATAAATGTCATGGTATTGGTTGATGGATCTGAGATATATTATTCTGAAGATTTTAAACCTGAAGGAGAATTTTGCCTTGTTAGTGGTGCTGTAGTAAAAACTTCTGATAAATTAGTATATAGCGATAGTGTCATAGTTCCTGTTAGAAATGTAGTGCTTATCCATGAAATGAGTGACCAAGCAAATTATTAACGGAGGACCGCAAATGTTATTAAAAGTTATTGCAGAAACAGAGATAAACGGAACTAAATATAAAAAAGGTGTTGTTATTGATATTAGCAATATAACTGAAAACATGGTTGTTGCTGCATTCGGAAATGAAAATGAGATAATAAAACCTTTTAAGTCTCTCTTGATGTCTGCCATAAGAACGCATAAGGCAATGAAACCGGGGGTAAGCAATATGATAGAAATACCATTGGCATTAAAAGAAGAAGTTGAAAAATTCAAAAGCAATGTTAGTTACAAAAGTATGGTCGTGGGAGAAAGTCGCGTCATAACTGAAAGTGAAGCAGAAGAAGTTTACGGAGGTAAGCAATGCTAACTGACAAAGAAAAGAAAGTAATCGACAAAATGAAGTCTACTCCTTGGGGTACTATTGTTATTAAAATGAAGGGCGGTAAGCCTGTTATGTTAAGTACGACCCAGGATGATAAATTAGACTAGGAGGCGTTTATTATGGCAGGTTGCAAAGGCAAGGGTAAAGGCATGAAGGGTATGCCTAAGTCAGATAAGAAAGAAATGGGCATGAGTAAGGGTTACGGTAAGAAGATGAAATAATAACCGAGGACGGTGTATTATGGGTACTGATTATACTTTTGTTTGTGAGGACTGTAAGAAGTATTATGATATTGGTAAGGATACAAATGCCTTATATCTAATGCCTATACTCCTAAGAGAGCATGAGGGGCATAATATATTAGTCTTTTCCGAACACGAGGACGGTTTAAATGTTAAGTGCAAGGGCAAATATTCATATCCTTGCGAGGACACTAAAACTGATTATGTCGAGGAAATGGTTTGGGATGAAAACGGATTGCTTGATAAATACAAAGATACTCGCTATAAATGGAACTACGAAGAATTTTATAATTGGTATAGTAGTCAATCATGGTATGAGGATGCGCGCTTTCCAGTAAAAAAATATACTCCCGAAGAACATGCAGAACGTCAAGAACGCACAGCGAAGTCAGTTCAAAAGTTCTACGAAACATTGGAAGATGATTTAGAAGATTATCTAAAAACTGACGATGCAGATAAATGGCATCTTCCTGACAGCGAGAAGGATAATGTCTTGTCGTACGATCCGAAAGACTGGATTTCGATAGTCTGTCATGCTGTTAAACATACCGACGACAACTAAATAATTATCTCGAATCGAGAACGATAGGGATGGGGCGTAGGAGAGTGTCATTATTGGCATTGTCTTATGCTTCATCCCTATTTTTTATGTCTAAAAGGTGGTGAAATATGGAAACATCAATAAGAGGTAACTCTCCCGAAGAAGAACAAGCGGTAAGAATATGTATGGACTGGTATGACGATGATAAGGCAGCAAGGCAATTCTATGTTGATGAAATGAGAGAAATGTATAAACTATATACCTCTCGTCACTGGGATTTACTTGG